CGTCATAGGAGCGAATTTTCTCAATAATGGCCCGAGTACTAGCCAGAGTCTCTTCGGCTGTTTCCGCCTCTGAGCTAAAGAGGGTTGGTGAGAAATAGCAGCGCATACCAGACTGTCGCACAGTCTCATAGATTCGATCAATCTCCACTCCCTGAGGATTATACATATCGTTAAAAGTCGTTGTTCCCGATTGGAGCATTTCAGCCAGAGCCAGCTGGACAGCTTTGGTTGTTAGATCCGATGTGAATTGGCTTTCTGCTGGCCAAATATAGTCCTCCAGCCATTCGTGCAGATTGCTGTCATCACGAATCCCGCGCAGCAAGGTCATGGCTGAGTGCGTATGGCAGTTGACCAGCCCTGGCATAATCCAAGCTCCTTCATAATCCACCAACTCGCTGCACTGTTCTAGCAAGGCCTCGTCATAGGGGCCACAGTAGGCAATGCGTTCATCTTCCACAACCAGCAAGCCTTCCCGATAAACATGAAATGCGCTGTCACAGGTCACCAGATTAACATTAGTATAAGCTTTCATCCTTGCTCCTTCTCATTTCGTTTTAGCTATTATAGCAAGCCTAGTAAACTAGCGCAAGAATTTTTCAAAATTATTTAAAATAAAGATAATCAGGATTGGGAGTCATATAATACAACTCTCCTTTAGAGAAAATCAGATTAATTTTATGTTGCTTATAGCTATATAAAATATAGTCACTCTCCAACTGATAGTCTTGGTTCAAGCTAGCTGCCTGTGCAATATCCGCTGCTGTTACATAGAAAGCTTTTGCCTGCTCTTCTGTCACACGCTGACCTTGATAGAGCTCTTTTATATTTTCTAACTCCTGAGCTTTAAAAGTGTCTTTAATATAGTTTGGATCCTTTATGACGGCCTCTGGCTCGCCAAGCACCTTTTTGACTTGCTCCTCTGTATAGCCTTTGAAATCAGGCGTTTGAGCACTAAATCCTCCTTCAAAAGAACGATAATACACCTTGGCATTACCTGTTGCATAGATCTTGTCTTTATTGGCAGACTGTGCATCTTGAGGCAAGCCATCCGTTACTTCATCTGGCGAACTTGTCGCCTTACTCTCAGAAGCTGGAGCACTAGATGATGAGGTCTGGCTACTCTTTGATTTTTCTTGCTGACTGGAGCCTGTAGCCTTCGTCGATTCTGATTTCTTTGGTATTTTCACCTTTTGGACAGAAGAGGCTTCAGACCTAGGAACTCTTTTCCTTGGATAATAGCAAGCTGTCAAAGCCATGACAGCTGCAAGCATGGTTAAAAAGGTTATTACTTTTTTTAAATACATAGTTACCCCCATTTCTTAGCTACATTATATCATATTTTAAGTTGAGCAGGAGGATCATCCCGATTTTTACAATCTTGCCTAACAAACAAAAACGCTGTAGCTTCTAGAGGCCTAGGAAAAGCGCTTGATATGATCGATGTTACGCCAAAACATAAGAAAAAGCCTACTGCACAAGCTAGGAAGCTGATACAGTAGGCTTTTGATTTTTGTCTTATTTAACAGCGTCTTTAAGGTATAAATGTATTCCATAACTATATAATCGAAGAAAGTTTCAAAAAATAAGGTTAAATACGTTCGAAAACAAGTTTAATCTTATAGGAAAAGATATATAAGTTTTAAACTTATGCCCTAAAAATGCCCCAAATTTCATCTCTCGATTCGTGGGGCATAAATTATTGATGATATAAAGATAATACTCAAATTTTACATTAAATCAGACCGACATCGTTGTCGGCCTGCTCAAGTCCGTCAGGGCGGAAATTTTTAATTTTTTCTGTCATAGCGGAAAAAATTAAAAATGACATATTCTATATTTTTTTAACAAAACACTTGACTATAACGGTATACCGTTATATAATATAATCAAGGTCAGGGAAAGGAGGTGAGGAAAATGAACAAGGAAGATTGGCTCAGATTACTTGATAGAGCAATCGACAACGGGCCAGCCTACATCACAGCTCTAACGGGTGCGTATGCGACATACAAACTCTGGAGCAAAGAAAAAAAGCGAAAACCTAGACCTCGCAAGTTTAAGTAATCGCCTTTGGGATAAGGGGAGCTGCTACTCCCCTCAATCCCTATTATATCACAAAAGGGGAATAAAATCATGGAAATTTTAATCATCAACATTTTGATAGTAGCAATTTGCTACTTATACTTAAGGAGTACAAATGAGAAAGATAATCGAAGCGCTACTAAAAAGCGAAATAAGCACCTACGCAATCGCAAAGGGAGCTGATGTCCCATACACAACTGTACTAGACTTGAGAACTGGAAAGACTAGCTTGGACAAAATAGCTTTACTAACTGCTGAGAAGCTATATAACTACGCAAAAGAAAAATAAAAACACCTTACAACCACTCAAACGCCAATCCGACTGGTTGTAAGGCAGGCGCACTCACTAAAAGCAAGTACTTTTGTATTGTAGCATAAAGTACTTGTTAACGCAACAGGTACTTTATTTAGTACCTCGAAAAAGAAAGAGGTAAGATATGCAAACGATCACAATGAAATCACTCCCATTTTACATTATCCAAAACAACGAATGTTTCGAACTGCTCGATTCGTTGTTGGCATCTGTTGAGTCAATAGAAGACGAAAAAACGATGAAAGAGAAAAAGGCATTAGACAAATGTGTGGAAATTTTGGAAGCTAGTGGAAGCCGTATGGGCTTTAGCCACGCAACTCTAAAATGCTTTGAAAAACAAATGCTTGTGTCACTATCAATCGAGTATAGGGCTGCTAAGAGATCGGCTCTCTTAGGGCAACAGAAAAATGAAAGCTTTGCAAATTGGTGTAATAATAAGGTTGCCGCTGGGCACTCCTTGTAGGAGGACAAAAAATGAAAGCGGCTATCTATACAAGGGTGAGCACATTTGATCAGGCAAATGGCTACTCACTGGAAATGCAAGAAAAGTTGGCAACGTCTTATTGCCAGCAACACGATATCGAAGTCTATAAGCATTATTCCGATGAAATCACTGGCGCAAAGATGGATAGGCCATCTCTGCGCCAGCTACTGGCTGATGCAGAAAATCGCTGTTTTAACTTTGTAATCGTCCATAAATTGGATAGACTAAGTAGGTCTCAAAAAGATACCTTACATATCATTGAGGATATATTTTTAAAAAATGAAATAAACTTTATCAGTTTATCCGAAAATTTTGATACCAGGACACCAGTGGGAAAAGTCCTGGTGGGGATGCTCGCCGTGTTTGCGCAATTTGAAAGGGATCAGATAAGAGAACGCATGCAGTTAGGGAAAATAGGGCGTGCATTACAAGGCAAACCTATGACATGGTCGCCCCCTTTTTGCCCATTTGGCTATGATTACATTGATGGCCAATATCAAGCCAACGAATATAGCCATTGGGTTAGATATATCTTCGATCGCTTTTTAATAGGTGATACAATAAACACCATTGCTCACGATATGACTGATAGAAAAGTATTAAATAAAAAATGGTATTACTCGACAGTTAAATGGATTTTGAAAAACCCCGTCTATATTGGAAAAATAAGATGGAGAGGTGAACTTTATCAAGGGGTGCACTCGCCTATCATCCAGGAAGAAATCTATTATGAAGCACAACTCAAAATCCCGACAATAAAAAAGAGCCCCAGCTAAAAAGCTGGGGTAGATTAAAATTTAAGAAAGTATATTTTTTTATCAAGATTATCTCAAGATATCTCGAGATAATCTTTCCGCAGTTTCCGCTGCGTCTACATTTCTGTAGCATCGACCAGATAGGCATCTTCTACCCACTGATCGGATTGAGGGTGGTTGATTCGTGACCAACCGTTGACTTTTTCGTAGACTCGGACTCGAGTACCTGCAGGGAGAAATTCCTTGTCTGGGCTAGCAGTGTTTGGGGCGGATTCGACCCAATAGTCATCTGCTAAGCTCGCTTCGTAGTAAGGCATATCCGAATTTGCCAGCGGAGTATTTACATCCAGCTCATGCTCGAATTGAGATGTGGCTGCCTGCTGGATAGCTGGTGCAGACTGTGTTGGTGCTGGTGCGCCTGTGTAGCGGTAAGCGTAGATGTATGGACATCCGTTGTACTCCCAGATTTGGTCATGGTTATTGACTGTGATGCCGTTGTACCCATAATTGCAATGGATGATGTTATCTGCATCCACAAAGATACCTGTGTGGCCGCCAGCTCCTGAGCTGTAGCCGCGTTGTCCCCAGATGAAGATATCCCCACGCTGAGCATCCCACGGAGTATTCTCAGAGATGAGCTCATATCCGTTCTTTTTGAGCCAGTCATGCTCATACTCAGTATTGACTGCCCAGCCAGCAGTTCGGCGTGTTGTTCATCCGTAATCCACACCGCATCCTCCGGCCATGTTGTATGGATGGTGGAGTCGTAAAAACCACCTGTTGATTCTGAGTAATAGTGCATGGTGTATCTCCCCTAGTAACCGATAGCAAACCAATAAAAGCCTTTTAAATCCGCAGCAGTTGAGCCTTGAAACCCGATACCGTTAAATAACGCGTCAAAACTAGCCGGTCTGACCGTGCCGACAGGGATAGTTATATCTAAATTAACTAAGCCTTTACGCCCATCACTCCACATAGTTACCTGTGTATTCAAACACTTATTTGGAAACGCTATCGGGAAGGTAACGGTATAAGGCCCCTCACCCGGCCAGCCGGAGGCCACTTTGCCCCATTGCAGGATTAAGCCAGTAGAAAGCCGCCAATAACCTATCTCTTGTGCCTGCCCGGAAAATATTCCATTTATTTTCTCTTCAAGCGTTCTTTGTAAGGTCTTTAATTCTTCTTTCTCATTCTCAGAAAGCTTTAATGCTTTTTCAATATCATTTAATAAAATCTCTTTTTCAATTTTTGGATATTTCATAGAGCCAATATCACCAAAATTTGAAGCTAAGGACTTATCTAAATTTTCTTTATTAATAAAGCCCATATATTCTGTTTCTCCAACAGCAATTAATGAAGTTTTATTAAGTAAGGATTCAAAAGCCACTCTACCTGCTCCAATTACTATGTCAGACTCAAAAATCTTCTCTTGTATATTTGGAACATAGCCAATAAATTCTATATTTTTTTCTTTAAATTTGATAAATCTTTCTGGTAATTCTTTTCCACCTATAAGACGAACTTTATATTTTGATAGTAATTCATCTTGTGATAAAATTTCAACTAAATCATAAGCAACATCCCCTT